TGTCTTTCAGCGAAGTTAGCTAGTACACTTTCAGATGCTTCTTCAAGTGCATCATCAAGTGCTTCTACCATTTTGTTGACCTCATGGTCCATATTAATGTCGTGTTTCAATTTACGCTCCTGTGTTTCTCATGGATATTTTGCGGTCTCTTTCAGAGAGCCACTCTTCGTACATCAAACCCCATTCAGGATCTGAAGCATCTTCTGGAGTAAGACCATGAGTAAGTGCATCTTCAAAGACCTCTTCATTAGTACACTCAGGGTCTATGCGAACACGCACTTCGCGGTCTTGCAGTTCTACAGAGATCTTGTGGAGTAAATCCTCAAGCTGTCTGTTAGACATATCTTCTATGTTTATTACTAGCATCGTGGGAACTCCCGCTTCATTTGTTTCCAGAGAGCTTCATCTTTCTCAGCTTGCTCTGCTCGTTTAACAGACTGCCGGATAACAATGTTACCAATAGTCTTTGCATTTTGCCTAACCCTGTTTCGGTTAGCAAATGTTTCAGCCTCATCTTTGGCTGCTTGTGTGCATAGTCCGTACCACATTTCATTTCTCCTCGAATAAGTGGTTAATCCAAGCTGCTACTGGAACAGCTACGAGAATCCCTGACAGGAATGCGCCTGCCATGAGAGTCAAGACAAAGAGTGCATCTATCATATCCCTAACTTCTCCTTAAGATGTTTCTTACGGAGTTGTTCCGCAAGATGTTGGTCAAACTTAGCCATACGTTTGTATAGCTCCTTTATTTCAGCTTGAATAGAATAATATTCCTTTTCAGCTGAAAGATCTAGCTTACCGCCATTATTGTATGCACGGTTAGCTGCATTACCAAGCTTAGAGAAAAGAACTTCAAGTTCTCCATTAAGCTCAACTGACATGCAATGCATATTAGCCTCCTGTAACAAGTTAGGTCAGGATTGACCTTGAGGATGCTTCCGAGGGAGAAACAGAAGCACCCGCAAGGGCAATCCCACGCCGAAGCGCAGGACGCCACTTAGTTAAAGACTAATCAAACCGCGATCAGTCTTTGACCCAGCAAGCCGTAACCCGCAAAAGAAGCCAGGAGCAGCCTGACTGTTAGGACGATTACTAACAGCCACACACAACTCGACCCTTGTGCCAGAACCAGTAACCAACGCAAGTGCATCAATCAGGTAAAACGGAAACTCCCGACCGCCAAAGGTTTCAACCTTACAACGATACCGATCACCGTTACTAAGAACAACAACCAAGACAGACTTGGTCTCATCCTCATAACCCGATTGTACAATCTCAACAGGCCCAAGCCTAGTGCGCCACACCAGATTAGCTGGTTGACCACCAAGATAAACGCTTGACGGAACGAATTCCGACTGCTGATTGTTGGACTGTATTACGGCCATTTCATTGAATTTACCCACGATAGTTCTCCTTTCAAGAGATAGGGGTTAACGGGCAAAGCGCCCAGAGAGGGAAGCCAGACGGCAACCCAGGAGGACAGCGGGAAGAGGGAAAGCCCGCTGGCCACCAAGACAGCCGAAAAAGAAGCAGGGGGGTACAGAAACAGAACAGGGTACCCAAACCCACGTCACATCTTTTTTAGACACAAAGAAAAAGTCCTTATTAAACACACCCTTATAGGAAAATATTGAGGACTCCTACTATGAACAACAAACGTAAGTTGGAATTAGCCAAAGAACTCCAAAAACGTAAACAATTACAAGCATATAAGGACGACTTTGAGCTATTTTCCGAAGAACAAATCAGAATTATTACGAAGAATGCTAGCCAAGGCTTTGTTCCTTTCAAGTTCAACCAAGCGCAGTCTATAATTAATGATAAATTAGAGACTCAACTCAAAGAAACTGGGAAGGTCAGGGCAATTGTACTCAAGGCTAGGCAGCAGGGTATCTCAACTTACTGCGCTGCTAGGGTATTTTGGAAGACATTCTTCACCCCCTATACTAGGTCAGTGGTTATGGCACATGATAGTGCCACCAGTGACGCTCTTTTCAACATGTCTCGTAATATTATTGACAATATGGAGGAGCCACCCGCGCTAAACAAGTCTAATGCCAAAGAAATCTTATTTGAACATAACAAAAGTGGTTACAGATTGTATACGGCAGGTGCTAAAGAAGCAGGAAGAGGTACCACCCCCACTATTGCACACCTATCTGAGGTGGGCTTCTGGCAGTTTGATGAACAAATACTTGCTGGACTCTTCCAAGGAATCAGTCAAGAGGTGGGAACAGAGGTAATCTTGGAATCTACAGCAAATGGTGCCAGTGGAGAGTTTTATAGGCTCTACCAAGGCGCTATGAGAGGCGAAAATGAATATATACCTATTTTTCTACCCTGGTTTATTACCCCTGAGTACCGTAGAACGGCTCCACAGGATATGGAACTCACAACAGAAGAGTGGGAGCTACTGGAGACGTATGATTTAGACAACGATCAGCTTTATTGGAGGCGACTTAAGATAGGAGAGTCGGGGGAACGCAAGTTTAAGCAAGAATACCCCTCAAGTCCTGAAGAAGCCTTTCTAGTAACTGGTAATTCTGTCTTTGATCAAGAAGCAGTTAACAGTATTGCAGTAAAAGCCCCAAACTATGTTAGAGAATTTGACGAAAACAGTAATTACTTTGAAGATGCTAGAGAAGGTCACCTAGAAGTGTGGATTCCTCCTAGTTTTGACGACAGATTTATTATTGGAGCTGACGTTTCGCTAGGAGTAGGCCAAGACTATAGTACTGCTGTTGTTCTTAACAAAGAGAGGCAAGTTTGTGCGTTATTCAGAGACAACTTTACGGATCCAAGTAACTTTGGTGATATTCTTTTTTACCTTGGCAGGTATTTTAACAATGCTTTACTAGCAGTAGAGAGTAACTCTTTGGGGATTGCAACTCTCAATAGACTAAAACAAATGAATTACATAAATCTCTACTATCAAACTAAAGCAGCTAACCTTTTAAACGATGAAGGTGGTAAGCCTGGATTTAGAACTACTGTTTCCACAAAGCCTATGATTATCGGCAACTTAAAACGAGCTGTTGAAGAGGAAGACTTGTGGATACCTAGTGACGTCATAGTAGGAGAGTTAAAAACTTATGTCTCAGCAGAGAATGGTTCAACTAATGCCCTCGCAGGAAACTTTGACGATACTGTTATGGCTCTTGCAATTGCATTCGAGGCCTACAGGACTCATCAACATAAGCTCACAGACGACAAAGTATCATGGCGAGAAAAAGTAGGCTCGTTTGAACAGGAGAACACGCAATGGCTATAAGGGGAGACCCAGACCATCCAGGACTTAAAAACTTGGTGTCTATAAAAGACTCTGAGATGGCTGATGAATGGCGCAAACGAGGACTAGAGGTGCGCCGTAAGAATAAAGAGAAAAAAGAATTGGCAAAGCAAACTATTGTTGCTATGAAAGAGCTAGGTGATGAGGCCCCTGATGCTATGGCTGCACTGAACTATGTGCTAGTACAGGCAATGGAAGAAGGTGACACAGACCAAATTGTAAAGGTAGCAAGTATCCTTGCAGAGTATCAAGCACCTAAACTATCTCGTCAGGATGTAACACAAACAAACTTAGATGCTTCAGACTTGTCGGACGAAGAATTAGAGGAAGAGCTTAGTAAGCTTTCTCTTCAGTAATCTACCGTTGTCCTCACCTAGTCTGGGCCGCTAGGGGTAGGAAAGGCCCAACTTATGAAAAAGAAAAAATGGTTTGATATGAAAAGAACTAGAATTCATAAAGGTAAACGCTATGTTTATAAATGCCCAGTTTTAAAAGGAAGATGGTTTTTAGTGAGGAGCGCAGGTTATGTCAAAGAAAAAGAGCACAGTTAATAGTTCTGGTAATTACACAAATCCAGGGCTTCGCAAAAGTATTTATCAACGCATTCTAGCTGGTAGTAAAGGTGGCAAACCCGGACAGATCAGCGCTAGGAAAATGCAAATGGTAGCCAAAGAATACAAAGCCAAAGGCGGCGGGTATACGTCATGAGTCTTACTAAACAGCAAAAGTCACTTAAAAAGTGGACTAAGCAAAAGTGGAGGACTCGAAGTGGCAAACCTTCTATGCAAGGTCCGTTGGCTACTGGCGAGCGTTATATGCCAGCTTCAGCTGTGGGAAGCCTTACAGCAGCTGAACACGCTGCTACCACTCGGAAAAAGAGAGAAGGTACAAAAGCAGGTAAACAATTTGTTGCGAACACAAAGAGTGCTAAAAAGAAAATTAAAAAGGCGAGGCAAACATAATGGAAGCTACACTAATAGAAGCAGTTAAAAAACACGCAGAAGGACACATTGCTAAACATGTGGCTAACATTGAAGTCTATCTTAAAAATCCTGCGGGTATCGGGGAACACTCTGATATTATTGAAGCAATTGAAGAAGAACTTAATCAAATAGCAATGTACAACGATCAACTAGAGATCTTGAATACATACTTCTGATGTCAGTAGAAACTTTTTTAAAATGGAAAATATTACCTAGGTTTATGATGCTTATAAGTACCCTTATGTCTTGGCGGTGCGCTGAATGGTTTATGGCCTTGCCTGAACCCACTGCAGCACAATCTGCTTTCGTATCGGTTGTCATGGGTGTCATGACAGGCGTATTCGGAATTTGGATGGGGCATGAAACAAAATGAGTATTGAAGTAGCAGGTGAAAGATTTTCAGGTTACAATAAACCTAAAAGAACACCAAATCATAAAACTAAAAGTCATGCTGTAGTTGTAAACAATAACGGCAAACCTAAGCTTATCAGGTTTGGATCTCAAGGCGTAAGCGGAAGTCCAGATGGAAGTAAACGTAATAAAGCCTGGAAAGCAAGGCATAAAGCAAACATAGATAAAGGACCAATGAGTGCAGCTTATTGGGCTAACAAAGTCAAGTGGTAAGTCCTTGTATTAAAGTTTGTATCTTAGATAAAACAAAAACCTACTGTATAGGTTGTAATAGAACATTACAAGAAATAAGAGACGCATACATAAACCCAGGAGCGGTAAATGAAAACAGGAAGTTATCAACAGATTAAACCTGTACAACCAGTGCGAAAAACAAAAGAGCGTAAAACACCTCTCTCGCAACCCGGAAGTAAAGGTTATAATCAAAAAGCTATGGAAAGCAGTAAGCCATTTTATAGCGGAACAGGCGGTAAGTATTGATGGCTAGTTATAAATATAAAGAAGCTGTCGATGACGAACAATTAATTAACCTTATTGATCAAGGTATTCAAAACTCTACAGGTGACTGGCTTAACAGCAGTGACTTAACCAGAGAAAGGCTCAAAGCTACTTACGAGTATGCTGGAGTAGCGCAAGAACATTTGACACCGCAAGGCGTTAGTTCTATTGTCGATACAAGTACTACTGAAGTAGTTGAAGCTTATACAGCAGTTCTTTCAGATTTGTTTTTAAACAATAATAAAATTGCTCGTTTTGTTCCTTACGATGATACTCCTGGAGCCTTTAAAGCTGCTAAAGACGCAAGTAACTTAGTTAACTATTGTATTTTTAAAAAGAATAAAGGCTGGGAAATACTGCAAACTTGGATGAAGTCATCGCTTCTCTGGAAGAACTCAGTTATTCGCTGGGATTATGTAGAAGACTTTGACTACGTTATGGAAGAATATGAGGAAATCGATGAGGCTAAACTTGACGAGATCCTTGCAGATGAAAATCTAGAAATCGTCGGCGAGCTTACGCTCAACCCAACATCAGAGATTATTTCGTATGTTGATGTGCGACTTCGCAAACGCATTGATAAAAGTAAAGTTAAACTAGAAGTGATTCCACCCGAATCATTTAGGATTTCAAATGAAGCAAAAGATATTGATGATGCTGTCTTTGTTGGCATCCAGTCAGAAATGTCTCGTTCAGACATTCGGCGCTATTACCCAGAGTGGGGTGAAAGCATTACAGAAGATGAATGGAGTCGTCTTGGCACTGATGAAGACTGGCTTGGAAGTGGTAAATACAGTGAAGATGTGGCTGCTAGAAAAGATGTCACAGGTCAAAGTTACTGGCAAGGTTATCAAGGAAAAGGTACTTACCTTACTGAAGCAAATCAAGAAGTAACACTTACAGAGTCATGGTTACGCGTAGATCGTGATGGCGATGGCATTGCAGAATTAAAACATTTTATTACAGTAGGCGATCATATTCTTTATGAAGAAGACGTAGAGTTTGTACCGCTTGCATCTATTGTACCTATTGACATACCACACGAATTTTATGGTTTGTCAATGGCAGACTTTACACGCAGTTCTACGTTGGCTAGTACAGCTATTCTTCGTGGATTTGTTGAAAATACTTATCTTACTAACTATAGCCCTAAGTTGGCAGATCCGAATGTAGTAGATTTTAGCGCACTTCAAAACATGAAGCCTAAACAAATTATTCCTACTAACGGTAATCCACAAGCAGCTGTAGCTCAATTGCCACCAGAAACTATTTCTACAGGTACTGTACCGCTGCTTGAACATCTACAACTTATTAAAGAGCAAGCGACAGGAATGTCTAAGGCCGCGCAAGGACTTAACGATACGCTTTATGTATCGGGTAACTCTGAGCAAAAACTTAGCGCTGTTCAATCAGCAGCACAAA